ATATCAGAGGCCATTACATCCTGTGGTAGACAGACTATCAAGGCAGGGGAGAGATATGTAAACGATTTATTGAACAATCCAGATAAAAATGACGAATTAAGAGCTTTTATTGAAAAGTATAAATAGATTATATACCATATATTCTTTTTATAGGAGATAGGAGTGGCGATAATCTATAAAATTACAAATAAAATAAACGGAAAGTTTTATATAGGCAAGACGGTTTCAAGTCTTGAGAAAAGAATATCATCACACAAAAAAGACCGTAGAAACATAACGCCCCTTACAAGGGCAATAGACAAGTATGGATGGGAAAATTTTGATGTTGAGGTTCTTTGGAGGGGAAAAATATCAGAGGTAAACGAAAGGGAAATTTTCTTTATAAAAGAAACAAATGCTATAAAAAATGGATATAATTGCACATATGGTGGTGATGGGTGGATGCCGGGGGAAAGACACCCCTTTTATGGGAAACAGCGACCAGATGATGTGAAGAAAAAAATAAGTGAAACAAAAAAGAACGGATATCACCCAACAAGGGGGAAAAAATTGCCCCAATGGTGGATTGATAAATGTAAGCCCGGCAGAGGGGAGTTACATTGGAACAGTAAAAGATATATTGTTATTTCTCCCGAAGGCGTTGAATATAAAATAAAAGGCTTGATTGATTTTTGTAAGAAACATGACCTACAACAAACTTTGATGTCACACGTTGCTGCTGGGAAAAGAAATCATCATAAAGGTTGGAAGTGTTTTTATGACAAAGAAGAATGATTATGTTTTATATTCAGATACAGACTCTTTGTTTATTGCTGCTGGGAGATTTTTGTCTGACAACGGCGTGGACCTATCAAAATATAGTGATGATGTTATTATAAAAATGATACTTGAATTATCATCAATTATCGAAGAATATGTCAATGAATCTTGTTATCGTGAGGTTCAGAGAAAGATGTATAACTCTCCTGTAACCGATTTCCGTATCAAGTTCAAACAGGAGATGGTTGCAAAGACCGCATTGTTCGTGAAGAAGAAAAAATATGGATACTGGGCTGTCAATGAAGAAGGCGCTCCGGTAGACAAGGTGAAGGTTACTGGGTTGGAAATCATTCGTTCCGATACACCGGAAGCTGTTCGTCCCCGACTGAAAGATGTGATGGAGATGATTCTCAAGGGCGCTTCTGATGAAGAGATTATGAAGAAGGTTGAACAGTATAAGAGGGAATTGAGAAAGGCATATCCAGAGGAAATCTCTGTAAACATCGGCGCTTCCGATATTGATAAATATGTAAAGGAAGACGGTGAAATCATCAAGGGGACACCGTTCCATTTGAAGGGCATAAGTAACTATCGGGTTCTTCTCAAACAGCTCAAGATAGAAGACAAGTATGAGGATATTCATAGTGGAGCTAAGACAAAGGTGGTTTATCTGAAAAAGAATCCCTTGAATTTCGAGGCGATGTCTTTTCTTCGATGGCCGAAGGAGTTTGACAAGGTTGTTCAGATTGACTACGAGAAGATGATAGAAAAGTATTTCATATCGAAGATAGAAATCTTATTGGAACCGATGAAAAAGACTTCTCTGCTTTCAGGTTCCTCTTCAGCATCAGTAAACTTATTTTTTGGTGAGTGATATGTCAACAGATTGTATTCCGAAAAGAAAACCATTGAAAAGAAAGAACAACAATAACTTGCCACAGATTCAGATGTTTATTCAGCAGGATGATAGTAAACAACAACAATCTGCTTCTCAACAAGACAGAATCATCTATGTCGTGGGTGAAATCAATGAATGTGTGGCCCGTGATGTTGTGGTGGCACTTCTTGAGATGCAGAAGAATGACCCGTTGAAGGAAATCACGATGATTCTTGATAGCTATGGTGGTGAGATTGACAGTATGTTTGCTATCGTTGATATGATGGAAATCATTATGCCACCTGTAAGAACCATCTGCCTTGGAAAGGCGATGTCTGCTGCCGCAATCATTTTCCTGTATGGTCAGAAGGGAAGAAGATTTATGACCAGACATTCCCGTCTGATGTTACATCAAGCAAGTTCTTTCAGTCACGGGACTGTTTCCGATATTGTGATTGATACGGAAGAGATAAAATTCCTTCAGGAACAAATCATTCAAGAGATTATGAAGAGAAGCAAGCTGAAGGAAAAGGAAATTCGTAGTATCATTGACAGGAACACATACATTCGACCTGAAAAGGCGATGGAATATGGTATGTGTGACGGTATCATTCAGAGACTTGGTTAGTCCTTCTTGATGGTCAATACATACTGTTTTGCGGGGTTGATAATCAGGTTTGCTTGACGAATAAATTTACGGTTCAACAAACACGGTGTCGTCATACCGTTTCTGTCTGACAATGCAAATCTCATTTCGTATGTACTACCATTGAACTCTACATTCAAGAAAATTACTGGTCTGGTTTCCTTCTCGTTACGGACCCCGCCGACGACAAACTTTTTTACTGTTTCGATGTCGTTGGTGAAGGTTTTGCCGTCGTGTTTCCATACGACCTTATCACCCTTGATGTCTATCTCGTCTGCATGAAGAACACAATATGAACCGTTACCTGTGTCCAGCTTTGCAGAGATTTCTCCGATGCCTTGTATTTTTACCGTTTCGATAAATCCTGCTTCTGTTGCTGGTCTTTTCCAATTGTTTTTGTCGAGAACGAAGTCTATAACTTTTTCCACTACTGGCTCGCCCGTCGCTTTCTCTATTCCTTCTGTGCCCGGAGAGGAGTTGACTTCGATGACATAGAGCTTGTTGTCTTTTTTGTTCCTCATAAGGTCAACGCCCGCCCAAGCTGCACCCACTGCCTTGGCTGCAAGAATTGCAATTTCCTTCTCTTCTTCTGTCGGGTCGAATTTTTCTACCTTACCACCAAGAGAGTAATTTGATCGGAAGTCCTTTTCAATCTTGTATCGTTTCATCGCTGCGATGACTTTTTCACCAAGGACATGAACTCTCATATCATAGTCTGCATCCAGATACTCCTGCATGACTATCTCTACATCCTTGTTGATTTTCCAGATGGTTTGTAGGGTTGACCTCATAGATTCCCAACTGTCGGAGATAAAAACGCCGATACCCTTGGAACCAGTAAGTGTCTTGAGAACGACAGGGAATTTTCCACCCATTTTTTTGAAGGCGATTTCAAGACCCTTTTCGCTCGTTACAATTGCAGTTTTGGGAGTTGATATGTCGTTATCTGCAAGTAGAAGAGCTGTTCTATACTTATCCGAACAGGACTCTAGGGTGTTTCGATAGTTGACACAGTAGATGCCATTTCTTTCCAATTGTGACAGAAGGTCGAGACTTGATTGCAATCTTCCTACGCTTCCTCTCACGATTACGACTGTATCTGCTGAGCTAATCTCAAATCCTTTACTGTCGTTGATGTTATGGATATACAGTTTTTTAGATTCTCTACGAATATATGCATCTTCAGCAAAAACATTGTAACAGTCTATGCCTTTCTTTTCACAAAGTTTCTTTATTGATTTTGCTGTTCTGTATAGGTCTTCACTATTTACGTTTTTCTTCCTGCTTGTAAGAATAACGATTCTGACCTTGTTTATATTCTGCTCTACGAGATACTGAATGAACGGTTTCATATAAGTCTCTTTTTCTTTTTTTTGCAATTCTTGAAAGCCTCTCTTCTGGTGATACCAAGTTTCAGTCGTTGAGGATATAGTGCGATTTTCCCCGTGGTGGTTGCCCCGGTGCCGATTTCACTCATACCTTCTCCTTCCTCATCCAATTTTTGAAGAAATCGCAATAGTCTCATTTTGTGTTATCCTGTTGTGGTGATGGCCAGATATTACTGGGTCTGGAAGTAATAATCTCTTTTACAGCCTCTTTCACAGCATTATTTATCATTGTATCGTTTGCACTCTTGACAAAGAAGAAAATCATCATCGTAAGAGAAAAGGCAACCGTGACGACGATAATCATTGTTCTTATCTTGTCCGATATGTTTTTTACACCATCGTCAATACTTTTTAATGTTGTTTTTACATTATCCAATGATTTCGTGTTGTCGTCAATTGTCTTTGATGTGGCGAGGATTTTCTCCACTGCACCATTGATTTTTCCAGTAATAATGCTATCTTCTTTTTCTATTATATTGTAAATTTCCTCTCCTCTCTTTGCACAGTCCCTATCATGGTCTTTCACCATATCACACAGTTCCTTTCTTGTGGGAACCTGACTGTTGATGACAGTAGAAAGGTCACGAAGCACACCTGACAGCTCACGAACCGCGTCAGCATTCTTGTCAGAAGAATCTTTCACTTGGTCGAATAACAACTTGACCATTGATTCTGGAATAAGACTATTATCTGACATTATAGTATTTTCTCCCCTTCGATGCTGATGACATCAACAACACCGTGCATGGATTTTCGTATCTCTTCGATTGTCTTCTTTACTTCCACGGTTACAGCTTCTGTTTCAGACCTCCATTCCATAACACCCCTTTCTATCTCTTCTCGAAGTTTTTCAACCTGTTCTTGGTCGAACTTCTTTCTTTCTATACTTTCCGTAACATCTCTTGCTGTTCCCACCGTTCCTACCAGAACACCGTTTTCATCTTTCA